TTACGTAGTTCCCACTGGGCGGAGGTCGGAAACCTTTCTGAATATCAGCAGAGGAGTGGCTCCGAACTGGCTCTCTCTCCGGCCAATCAGGATTTTTGCAAACGGAACGACAGCATCAATTAGCGCGGCGAAACCATGCGTGCCGAAGTCAACGCCGCCGTTGCCGATCGCTCCGAGATTTTGAGACGCCTGAGCGTATTGCGACAATGCGCTAAAGGGATCATTTGGCATCGTCGGAAGGGCGTCCACCACGCCAAGGACATACCAATCACCGGGTACGTCTATCCCGTGCTTAAGAAAGAGGTCGCTGGAGCTAACGACCATAGATTCCTCTTGCAGGGTTGCCCACACCGAGGCTCCCTCTGCACTAACCTCCAGCTGCACTGCATGGGGTAATAGGGAGAAAAGCTCCAGTCCAAACTCCGTCGACGCAATCTCGGTGCCTTTTCGGACCTGCTGCCGCCTAACCTGTCGGCTTGTGCCGCTCTCGTCTCCTTTGCCCAGAGCTCCTTTCATAGATGGCAAGGCTAGAGCCTTCTGGATCAACCGCATGTCGCGGATTTTTAGGCTTCCGGTGAAAAGGGCAAGATGACCAATCCGGCATTCGGAAACGTTAGTGCTGAGCATTCCATGCTCTTGCAAAACATCCAAGAGGGTTAACGCGTTAATCCAATAGGGGTCGTAAGTTGAGGAGGCTTCTTCAATTTTCCCGGTAGTCGCAGTGTTGAGGTACTTTGCTCTTCCCTTCGCTATGGCAGGGAGGCCACCTGACGCTTCCATCTCTGCGCCGTCTACATGGTTAGCCTGCCTGCCCTCTTTGCGAGAGAAGCCCTGAAGGAGGCCGGAATCATCAAATTGTGAAAGAAAGGAGCCTACGCGTCGAGCGTCGTAGTAGAGAAAATCATAGACGGAACCGATGTTTTGATCGGCGAGCTCCTCGCTTGAGGCTCTCTTCTGTATCTCTGATGTCGCGCTCAATGTCTTGTCCCTTACGCTCGGTTTCGGCCATTTTTTTTGCGAGCTCCGCGGGCACCGCCTTAAGCAATTTTGACACCGAGGCTACAAACCTCCGCGCACTTCGCTTATCGCTTTCGTTTCGCTTATTGTTCACGATCGCCTCGACACCCAGATCCCTAGCGTAACCTATTCAAACTCGAGAAAATGACAACGTGTAAGGTTCAACTTTATCGCGAGCATCCCAACTCCATATTTCGCGGGCAGCCCAGTGACAAACTACATAATACGCTTTGTGAGCGAAGATAGGGAGCGTGTCGACGGCGTAGTCCGAACGTCCGTTGGTCGTTTCACCATTTCCGAAGACTACGAAGACGCGATGGGCGAGATGGAGTTCTACGTTACTACCGAAGACCAGAAAGTCGCCACCTACCTGAAGATTTTCAGCTGGAAGCATTTCGAATGTTTATGAGTGCAGTCCTGCACGACGCCTCGTGCCCTTAAACCGGCATGCCGCGGCCGATCTCGTCGCGGCGCTCCTGGGTGAGGATCGTCGCAGTCACGAGCATGTCGAGGCCGGTCTGGGTTTGGGAAAGGCCGAGGTCGACCATGGTGAGGCGGGGATCGTCCACGATCGACCACCAGTCGTCGATCAGCCAGGCTGTCGTCTTCTGGGGTTCCTCTTCGCCCTGGTACTCGCGCGCCTGGCGGATAGCGAGGCGCTCTTCGGGCGCGAAGAGCAGCTTGAACTCGACCGGCGTGACCTGGAGGCGATACTGCTGTTCAGGCTCGGGTGCCGGCTCGATGGGCGGCGGGGCCGTCCACTCATCGTCCTCCAGCCGCCAACCCTGGGCGACTTCATCGGGCACCTCGACGAACTCGGCTGCGATCTGCGGATGGAACTGCGAAGCCGGATCGGTCGAAACGTCGACGGCCACGCCGCCAATGATGCGTGCGTAATTGCTCATCTCACCACTCCACGATTATGAGACCGCGGCCACCCGGTGCACCGGGCTTGGACGCGCCCGACGCTGCTCCTGCGCCGCCACCGATGCCACCTTCTCCGCCCCGATGAGCGCTGCTGCCGATGAGCACACCGCCGCCGCCGCCATGACCGCCCGGTGAGGCCGAGAAAGACGTGCTCTGTATGCCGGGACCGCCAGCGCCGGCAGCGCTGCGAGCACCACTCGGCATCCCCCCGGAATATGAGGCTGCACCGGTGAAGATGTCGAAGGGGAAGCGGCAGACGGCATCGATCGGGTTCTCGACAAGAAGAGCGGCCGTGGTGTTGAAAATCCCCCGTATGTCCGGACCGCCGGCATATTTGTCCGAAAGCAACCCGCCCGGCCCGAATGCAGAGCCGGCAGCGTTCGCGCTGGCATGGTTCCCTCCAAGGCCGCCGCCACCCGGGCAGTCGTTAGGATCGACGCCGGTCGCGCCGTTGCCGCCGGGGCCAAGCTGGCTGCCAGAGGCGCCGCCGCTGCCGGGGCGTCCTGCGGCAGTGCCGTCGCCTCCCTTGCCGCCGGGTGCCTGGAAGTCACCGCCGATGCCGATGCCGCCGATGCCGCCTGGAACGGTGCCGGCAGCCGCCGTGGCGCCGGGTTGACCACCCGTGGCAGAGATCAGCGACCCAAATGACGTGGTGCCCCCTGCTGTACCGGGGTTGCTGCCGGGGGCGCCTCCCGTGCCTGGCGCACCGATGACGAGAGAGAAAACGTCCCCCGGCACGACGTCGAACACACCGTGAGCATAACCGCCCCCGCCAGCGCCGCTGCACACCCACCCTCCACCGGATGTCGACACCCCCGTCGTTCCGCCGCCAGCTCCGATGACGCGAACGCGGATCCGCTTCACATTGGCCGGGATAGTGAAATTGTCATTGGCGTTGAAGACCCGAAACATCCCGCGGCCGAAGATGCCGAGGAAGCCAACGCCGATCATGCCGGCATTGACGGTCTCGCCGTCGCTGCCAAGGCCAAGCAGGCCGGACTGACCGTCCCGTCGCTGAACAACACGGCTCATACCTGCGCTCCTTCAAAACCGTTGACGCGCCAGCTGACCGCTGCGCCGTCCGACCAGACGATGATATTCTCCCCGGCGCCAACGATCAGACCGAAGCGCTCCAGGATCGCGCCCTTGCCGGAAAGCAGGGCGTCGTACTCGATCCAATCCTCATCGGCCGGCACGGCGGCATGGGTGATCGCGACCCGCGCCGAGACGGCTGCGTTGGCGCGATTGACGGCCAGCACGTTGAGAGTGCCGACCTTGCCGGCCGGCATGGTGTATACGGTGGTAAGGGTGTTGGCGGCCGGAGCCGCCCTTCCGAGATCGCCGCTTGCCATCAGAATTGTCCCACGAAGAAGCTGTAGAGCCGGTTGAACTGGGTCTCGAAGGCCGTGTAGACCCCCGCGATCCTGGTGAACTGGACGCCGTCAGGGGTGCCGACGACATGGCCGTCCGGGGCATCGAGGTAGCGCCAGGCATTGCCGGTCCATTGCGCGATCTGTTGTTCGCGGCCGGCCCAGGCGTCGGTGGCGCCCGGCGGAACGACGTAGGCCTCGGCAACGGCTGGCGCGCCGGGCGGCGCGGTGACGTCGACGGCGGTGACAGGGATGAACGGGATGGTCCTGGACGCATCCCGCCAGGCGAGCGCCTGCAGGAGCTGGGTGTTGTCGCCGGCATCGGGCACGATGCCGGCGTCCTCGATGACGGCGAGCACCTCTTCCTGGACGCCGTTGAGCCAGTCGTCGGTGACCTCGGTTCCCGGCACGCCGTTCGGCAGGTCCTCGCCGACGAAGCCCCGCTTGCCGCCGCCGATATCGACGAAATCCGCGCCGTTGACACGATCCATCAGGCTTCCTCGAAGTTGAAGACGATAAGGGTGTGGGCAGGCTTGATCCGGCGCAGCTCGCATTCGACGGCCGCGACCTCGAAGCTGCCGGCGGCGGGCACCTGGACGCGCCAGACGAACTGCGAGCCTTCCGGGCGAAGGCGCTGGCCGGCGCGCAGCACGTTGGCCCGGCTCGGCCAGAACTCCTCGATCGAAATGGTGACGCCGAGCTTTGCCGCGACGGCGGACAGATAGGGGATCGATTGGCCGCCGAACGCCGTCCAGCGCTGATGCGCCAGCTTCTGGCGCTGCTCGATGGTGGTGGCGGCAAGGTCACGCCCGCAACGATCGGGACCAAGGCACCGCTCGAAATCCGGCAGGAGATCGACGGCGGTGCGCGGGTCGATCTCGTCCATCAACCGCTCGGCGCTCGCCTCGGCGTCGTGAAGAAGAACGGCGGCCGCGCCGAGCAGCGTATCGAGCACCTGGCCGCGCCGGCCGAGCGCAAAGCCGGTCGGAAGCTTTTTAACGAGGCTTTGAAGGACGGTTTGAAGGGCGCGTGCCATGGTCACGCCTCGAAGGTCGGGATGCCGGCAACCGGGAATTCGGTGCGGTCGAGGGTATAGGGCGCGGCGGGCACGATGAGGTCATGGGCATATTCGCCCGATGCGGCCGAGATCGCCTCGGAGATCCGCGAGGGTTCGATGCGTGCGCCGATCGGGCCGGCATTCTCGTCGTCGTCGGCATCGCCGAGGGTGGAGACGAAACGCTGCCAGGCCTCGGTGACGGCGGCGCGCGTGCGGGGCGTGTCGGGACGGATGCGAACGGTCAGGGGCAGCGTGACGATCTCGCCGGCGACGACGACGATACGGGCCGTCACGGGACGAACGCCGGTTCCGCTGCCCTGGTCGCCGAGAAAGGCCTGCATGGCCTCGATCTCGCCGGAGGACGGCACGCGTGGCGTACCGTCCGGGTCGCGCATGATGGCGACGATGCCGACCGAACCGCGGCCGATCCAGTCCTCGACGACATTGACGGCTGCGACCGAGAAGCGCTGGGCGAGCCAGACGGGATAGTCGAAGGCGGCCCCGCCATGGGGACGCTGGCGGATATGGGCAAGCACGGCGGCCGCCAGCTCGTCCATCGTCCACTCGCCGACGCCGCCGACAAAGGCACTCTCGACGGTGATGCGGTCGATCTCGGGAACGGCGACGACGGTCGCAAGGCGAATGCCGGCTTCGAGATTGCCGGCCGGTCCCGGCGCGATCGCAGCGGCCGCCACGGTGGCAAGGCCGTCCTCGTCGAGGATAGCCGCGACCGTCGTCTCATAGAGCACGCCGTTCGACGCGGACAATTCGGTCGCGATCGGAACGGCGAAGCCGGGATCGCCCTCGATGAGCACCGTGCCGATCGCGGCGACCGGCTGGCGCTGATCGACGCCCCAGATGCCGGCATGGCGCAGGACATTCTCGTCCTCGGCCGTATCGACGAAGATCTGCCGCGACCAATAGCCGACATGTTCATGGATCTCGGAGACGACGAGGACGACGGCGCGGCCGATCTGGGCGAAGACGCCGCGCGGGGAGCGCACGGCGCGGGAAAGGGCGATCGGATCGAGGGTCGAGCGGATCGTGAGGAGCCCGTCTTCGAGCGAGGAGGCGAAGCGCTCGGCAAGCTGCCTGCCTTTGGGAGCGATCCAGGGCATCAGGCCTCCAGTCTGCGCGAAAGCGCAAGGCTGACGTCATCGACCTGGACGCGCCAGGCGAGACGGGACGAGGACTGCCATTCGACCTCGACGATGGCCGGCACGCCGGTCTCCCGCGCCACCCAGGCAAGCCCCTCCTTCAGCCAGAATTCGTAGAGCTGACGGGTGGTCTCTGTCTCCTTGGCGCGGGACAGCAGCCAGGTGCGGCAACCGGTGAGATCGCCGAAGGGATCGAGCGCATCGCCGGGGCAACCGCGCCGCTCGGAAAAGCTGACGGGGGCAAGGAAGATGGAACGGCCTTCGGGCAGTTCGTCGTCGGGCGCGGCGCGCCGGTCGAGGCCGACCGACATGAGCATGGCCGTCACCGGCGTCTCGTCGATCAAGAGGTCGCAATCGTCCCCGAGCGCCAGATCGCACTGGCGCGTCTCGGGATCGAAGGCGAGAGCGAGATCGAAGAACATGGCGCGAAGCTATCGCGCGCGCGCAAGGTCGTTCATGCCCGCCATGGCGGGCGGCAAGTTGAGCGTCAGCCGCCAACCGGTGGGCCGGGCGCACCGGGCGGTGCGCTGACATGACCATGGGTCTTGTCGATGACCACGCCGTCATGGGTGATCGCGCCGCCGGCGAAGGCGAAGCCGTCAGCGGAGATCGTCAGGCTGCAGCCACCGACCTTGAGCACGATCGCGCCCGCCGAAGCAATGTCGATGGTGCCGTTCGGCTGCACCACAACCTTGTCGCCGTTGGCGTTGGAGACACCGACCGCACCCTTCGGCAGCTTGCCCATGCGGGCGGAGGGATTGCCGGTCGGCAGGATGACGGCATCGCCCTGGTCGCCGCCGATGGCGATCATGATGCCGAGTGCGCCGTCGACCGGCGGGTTCGACCCGAACCCGTAAGGCTGCGCAACCTCGACGTCCTCGCGCACGATGCCGTCCGCCACCTCGACCGAGGCTGTCTGCATCTCGCCTTCGTCGTTGACAGTCTTCAGCGTCACGCGCCGGATCATGCCGCGAAGGGCGTCTGCCGTTTCCTTATCCATCAAAGACCCTCCGCCGTCGTATCCATGGTGCCAGAAGGCCGCGAGCGCTTGCGACCAGGCGCATTGGTGCGGCGCGAGCCGGTCGCGCCCTTGTCGAAGGCCTCCGGCGACGTGACGGTCAGCGCCGTCGTCCTGCCGCTGTCGTCCTCGCGCATGGTGAGCTTGGAGATCAGCATGTCGCGGTTGATGCCCATGAAGGCGTCCTCGACCGTGACCAATTCGTTGACGCGCCAGAGCCGGCCGCCGGCGCCGAAGCCGTGGACGGTGTAGCTGATCTGCTCGCCCTTGGCGCGCGCCGTCCTCATGCGCCAGTCGGCTTCGTCCTCAGCGCTCACCTGGTCGGCCTTCGAGCGCGTCAGGTGGGCGATGGGGCGATAGCGCTTGATCTCGCCGTCCTCGGCAATGCCCGTCGCAGCCGTGCCCTTGCGCTCGCGTTCCGTCGCGCTGCCGTCCGTCGTCTCGCGGTCATCCACGGCGATGGGCTCGGCGGTGACATCGAGCTTCGCGCCCTTGCGCTCCTTTGCGGCGCGCTCCGACTGGCCGCGCACGATGGTCTTCGAATAGCGACCGGAATGGTCGAAGGACCCTTCGGCCGTAAGGACGTTGCCCGGCAGGGTGAGGCTTGCCGGCGCGCGGTTCGCGCCGGTGCGGGTGATCACGATGCCGCCGATGCCGTCCGACAGGATCAGCGCATGGCGCGAGCGTGCGCCTTTCTCGATGGCCGAATGGGCGGTCTCGACAAGATCGAGCGAATAGCGCTGGAAGGGCTCGCCCGTGTCGATCTCGCTCTTTACGGAGAGGCCGAAGGGCGCTGCAATGCGCTTCACGGCGTCTTCGAGCTTCACGTTCTTGAACTCGGCTACCTTGCCGTCGCCGATCGCATCGCAGTCGACGAGGTCGCCCGTCTTGTCGCGGCCGGTGATCTTGACGTTGGCCTCGCCCTCGCTGATCGACGGGCTGACATTGTCGACATAGCCTTCAAGGCACGGTTCGCCGTCGACCGAGATCGAGACGGCCATGCCGGGCTGCACGGCCCTTGCCGCGGCGAAAGTGGAGCTGGGCAGCGCATCGGTGGTGCGCGCATCCCGTAGCTCGATCGAGAAGCTGCCGGACAGGTCCTCCATGTCGCGGCTCACCTCGGCCGATGTCCAGGCCGTGAAGGGCGCGTCATCGATGGACACTTTGATCCCGCTCATTTGAGCACCTCGACCGGGCCTTCCAGAAAGGCGGGATGGCGGGGCCGGTTGCGCCGCACGATGTCACGAAACGCGGGCTCGACGCGCTGCGGATCATCGCCGAAGAGATGATGGGCGATCTGCCAGGCTTCCACCGGCAGGTACGGACGCAGGACCAGGACGTCCGGCAGGCGGCCGATGCGCTCGTTGATATCGGCCGAGACGGCTGTCTTCAGGTCGGCGAGGACAAGGCGCAGGCTGCCGGTCTCGCCGGCATAAATCGAGCTGCTCATGCCTTCCAGCCGTTCGGCCGCATCGCCGATCGCAACCACCGCGCGGCCGCGGAAGGACAGCGCCTCTCGGCGGCTCTCGTAGGAGGCGAAGACGGACTGGCCGGCGGCGGCGGCAAGCGTGCGTCCGGTCGCAAGGGCAAGGAGGAGGCCGTCTGTCGGCGATGGCGCAAGCGCGACCTCGGCCGCGAGCGCAGAAGCGAGGTCGAAGCCGATCGTCATCAGGGCGAGCGGGGACGGCGGAGCCTCGGCGGTTGCGCCGGCGGCGGGAGAAACAGCAGGCGTCGGGCTGGACGAGGCGAGAATGGCGACAGTCGCCTGAACCATCTGATCGAAGGCATAAGCACCGGTCGGGGCGAGATCGGGAACCGAAGCGATGAGGCGCGGCAAGGTGCGCCGTGCGCCGGTCGGCGGCGAGAGGGCGGCGATCGAGGCGCGGAAGACGCGATGGGCGCGGTTGACGGAGAGTTGCCGGGCGACGGAAATTGCCCGCTGTTCGTGTGCCTTGGCGAACGTGCTGAGCGCCGCGCTGACGGCGCCGATCGCAGTCGTGAGGGTCGAGAGGCTGCCGCCCGTACGGCCGAGGCCTGCAAGGCCGGAGAGCCCGCCGAGCGCACCGGCTGGCAGGCGTTTGAACTGGATCGAAAAGCGCGTGACGCGCAGCTCGCGGTCGGAGAAGAAGACCTGTCCCGGCTCTTCCAGGATGACGGTCATCGGGCCGAGCCACGGATGCACCAGCGTCGACGGCCCCGGCGTTTCCATCGCCGCCTGGAGCGCGACGGCCTGGGCGATATAGTCGTCACCGACAATCAGCCCCTCGATCGAGATGACAGCCGGCGCCACCCCGAAATCGTCATAGGCCGGGACATCGACGCCGGGGAAGAGCTGCTCGGCGATCCGCCGGCCGGCCGCCGTCGATGCATCGGGAACGTGGAACCGGATGCCCCGCCAGAAGCCGGGCAAGAGGCCGGGAAGAAGATCGCGATCGCCGCCGAACATGATCAGACCCTTCCGACGGCGCGGCCGGTATTCGCCGTGGTAAGCGCGACCTTTTTGTTGTCGGATTGGGCACCAACGACTTTGCCAGGTCCCTCAACCGCGATCCTGACGGAACCGCCGACCTCGACCTGTTGGCGCGGAAGCGCCTGGGCGAAGCGTGTCGCTGGAGCATTCGAGTTGGCCGCCTTCTTGAACGGAAGCTTCGGGGGCCCGTCGAGATAATCATCAAGTGAGTTGCCGCGGTCGCTACCGTCCTCGCTGGAGCCGGCCGTGCCGCCGTTCGGCAGCATGTCGCCGGGCTGCGCCGTGCCCTTGAAACGGGCAAGTGCATCTGCCGCGGTGCTGATCGCATTCGCGACGGCATTCCAGGCGTTGACGATCGTTTCTGGAAGGAGTGCCGCCCAGTTGATCGTGGCGCTAGCTATCCATTTGATGCCGCTGACGACGCGGTCGATGAAGCCGGCGACACTACTGAGCGTTTCCATGAAACTTTTCGGCATGATTTCCGCCCAGGTCTTCTTGCCCTCAGCAACATCGGCGAGGTTGGTCGCGACATCGGCCAGGAAGCCAGCGAGATCGCCGAGCATATTGATCGCTTTCGAGACGGCCGTTCCCGCAAGGTCGCCCAGCGAGTGGAAGAAGCCGAAGAACTTCTCGCTATCGAATTCAACCATGCCACCGAGCGCGCGGCCGAGGCGGCCGAAGGCGTCGGCAAGGCGGCCGATCTCGCTGAATGTCTTGCCGAGCCCGACGCCGATATCCTTGAGATGCGGCGCAAAGCCGCTTCCAAACGACTTCAGCGTTTCCCAACCGAACTTCACCTTCTCGATCGCGCCGTCCAGCAGCTTCCAGCCTTCGAGCTTGGCATTGTCGATGGTCAGCCAGGAGAGGTCCGGCGCGCCGCCCATGCCCTCCTTGATGCCGTCGAACAGCGTCTTGAAGTTCTCCCAGCCGCCCTGCACGTCGCGCCAGGCGCTGGCAAGACCGCGCCGCACGATCGGGCCGTAACGGTCCCACGTCTCACGGCCGGCCTGGACGATGCGACGGCCGCGATCGCGCATGTCGTCGGCAAGGTTGCGGAAGCCCGTCTTGGCCCGGTCCCAGATCCGCATGACGCGCGGTCCATAGGTGTTCCAGTTCCGGTAGACATGCACGCCGGCCGCGGCGATGAGCGCAATCGCGATACCCACCGGCGAGATCAACGCGGCGAGCATGGCAAAGCCGGCGCCTATGATCGGGAGCACGATACCGAGGGCACCGAAGGCCGCGGCGAGCAGCACGCCCCCGCCCGCGATGGCGATGATCTTGCTGCCGAGCCCGTCGCTTTCCTTGTTCCACTCGCGATACCACTTCAGGCCATCCATCAGATAGTCGTTGATGGTGGGCAACCAGGTGCCGAAGCCGAAGCCGACCTCGCGGGCGGCCTGCGTGCCGATTTCCTGGAAGGTCATGAGCTGGCGGTTGAGGCCGGCCATCTGGGTTTCGAAGTCCTCGTCGATGATCGCGCCGGTCGCCTTCGCCACCTCGTCCTTGATCCGCTTGTATTCGTCGACGTTCGTCAGGAAGGGGATGAGGAAGTCCATGACCTGCTGGTCGGAGAAGAGATTGCCGAGGGCGCCGGCGCCGTGGATCGCTTCGAGCTGCTCGCGTACGAAGCCGAGCGCATCGGCCCCTTCCAGGCCATTGGCCTTGGCCTTCTTCATCAGCTTTTCGATCTCGCCGCCGGACACACCCGTCAGCTTGACGATCTTCTGCATGACGGCCTCGATCGGGTTGATGCCCTTGACGGCCGCATCGGCCATGACCGCCTGGATATCGACGCCGGCGTCCTTGAAGTTCTTGATCGTCGCGGGCGCTGCGATCTTCGACAGGAAGTTCTTCAGGTTGTTGGCGGCTTCGCTCGGGTCGGCGGTGCCCTTGCGGGCGATCTGGAGCGCCGCGCCGAGGAAGTTTACGGCTTCGCGGCCGGTGACACCGTATTTCGCCATCTGGCTGGTCAGCGTCGGGAAGTAGCGCGCCATGTCCTTCAGCTCGAACGCGCCTTCCTTGCCGGAAACGACGAGTGCGCCGAGCGCATCGCTCAACTGGTCGGCGGGGAGCTTCAGCGTCTGGAGCATGGCGGTCGCGACCTTCGACATGTCCGAGAATTCGGCATTGGCGGCCGTCGCCGATCTGCCGATCGTGCCGATCGACTGGTCTATGAGATCGCGGCTGAGGCCGGCCGCGATCATCTCGCCGGCGCCAGCCGCAACGATGTCGGAATACTGGCCAACGGCAAGCGCCAGTTCCTCGTATTCGGATCGCGCTTCCGCCACGAAGCTGAAGGCCGCCTTGCCGGAGAGATTTGCCGTTGAGGCGATGTCGAGCAGCTTTTGCTCGAAAGCGGCGGCTTCACGGATCGGCCCCATGAAGGAGATGGCGGCGACGGCCGTGCCGAGCACCCCGATCTTCGTGGCAAAGGACGCGATACCCTTCAGCGTGCCGGTCAGCCGGCGCAACGGCCCGGTGAGGCGATCGCGCAGGCGGACCAGGACGTCGAGGTTCATCGACCTTGCCATGTCAGTCTCCGTTCGAGAGTTTGCGCTCTTCCTCGCGCCAGGCCATCAGGCAGTTCCACCAGAAAGAAACGCGGCCGACATCGAAGGTCTCGATCTCGGCCGCGCTGAACCCGGTCCCGTCCGCCAGGGCCCCGAGTTTTACCGGCCAGTCTTCCGGCCACTCGCCAAAAAATGGTTCAGCACCTGTCCCGCGTTGGCGATGTCCGAGGCGTCCATCTTGTCGTAGAGCCGGTTCATGACGGCCTGGTTGACCTTGGTGGACTGCGCGATCGCCACCACGGCCATCATCTCTTCGCTCGCCGCCTGGATGGCGCGCTGGTCGGCGCCGTTGAGGCGGTGGAAGACGAGCTGGTCGAACCTGCGCTCGCGGATCTTGCCGTCCTTGCGCGAGGTGATCGTTTGCGGATAGGCGAGCGGCAGGGTGACCGTGCCGTCGAGATTGCGGACAGCCTGGGGCGGAAGGCGGTCAGCCGGGGCGAAGTCCTCGTCGACAATGTCGCCGTCGATCGGGGCCGAGGCCGGAACCTTGGTGTCCTCTTCGACAATATCGGGAGCGGCGGGGCGCGGTTCGTCTTCATCGAGGTCGATTGCGATTTCCGTTGCCATCAGCCTACGATCTCCTCTGCCGCCGAGCCTTCCCATTTCAGTTCGATCTTGCCGCCTTCGCCGCCGGTGACCTCGGGGATGTCATCGGAGAGGAAGGCGTCGGCGATGACGAAGGTCTGCCCGGTGTCGCACAACACCTGCAGTTCACCTTCGCCCGGAACGAGCAGGTTGCCGAGACGCTGGCCCCGTTCGAGGTTCGTCGTCGCCGTGACCTGCGATCCCTGGAATTCCTGGGCGCGCCCGACCTTGCGGCCGTAGGTGACGGCATTGTTCTTCATGCCGCCCTTGCGCAGCTTCGCGCCCTTTTCGACCGGCAGGTTGCGCCCCCGCCAGACGATATCGACAATGCCCAATACCTGAGCCATGTGGGTTCCCTTTCTCCTTCAGCCGGCCGTGCCGGTCAGACCTGGAATTCGAGCGAGCCGGCAGAAACCATGAGGTTCCCGACGATCACGACCTGCTGGCGCGAATTGAGGCGGTTGCGATCGTCCTCGTCGATCTCGAACTGGCTCTCCTTGATGGTGCGTTCGACGTCGGTGAGCCAGGCGCGCTGGGCGTAGAGCCGGCAGCGCGCCGCCCACGAGCCGTGCACGCGCCGCGGCGAGGCGACGGTGTTGCCGGGCTCCTCGTCATCGTCGTCTCGCGTGGCGAAGGCCGCCTCGCTCTCGTCCTCGATGAGCTTGGCGCGCGGATACATCAGCGCCATGTAGCCACGCCAGTCGTAGCGCACGCGGCTCATGGTCTTCGGCACCATGATATCGAGCCAGGCGCGGTCGGCGATGCCGAGCGTCGAGGTGCGATAGGTGGTGATGACGCGTGCCAGCGTGACGGTCCCGTCCGGCAGGCATTCGAGCATGCTGACGCCGGAGCGCAGCAAAAGCTCGGCTTCCGTCTCGGAGTAGAGGTCGGCAGGATCGGGCGCCATGATGCCTGGCAGGACGAGCGAGCGGAGCTGGCGCGCCGGATCGTTGGTGAGGTGGAAGGCGGCGATCGCATGGGCGGCGGCCGCGATCGTCCAGCTCGACGACGGCGAGGCCTTGAGCGTGAAGGCGCTGAGGAACGGGCAGTTGGTGAGCTGCCCGAAGGTGCCGGCCTGGCCATAGGTGGCGCGCTTGGCGACATAACCGTGCACGTCGAGGCGCGACATCGCCTTGAAGCGGTCGATTGCCCAGGCGGCGAAGGCCTGCACGTTGGTCGCATCGTTCCAGGGGAAGGAGACGTCCGTGTACCAGGCGCCCGGTAGGAGATCGAGCGCGTCCGTGATGTCGGGATTGCCCGTCCCGCCCGCCATGGCGACGATGGCGATGGTGAGGCCGGAGGGGATCGCCTGGGCGGCGACGTCGACGCGAAGGTCGATATCGTTGCCCGCCTCGCCGCCATGACGCGCGGTGCAGGTGACGACGCCCAGCGCCGAGGCGGCCGTGACGGCGCAGGCCGTGTCCGCCGTAATGGCGGCGGCAAGCTTCGTGGCGAGCTGCGTCACCGTGTCGGCCGGGGCTGCCGTGATGCGAACCTGACGGCCGCCGACGCGAAAGCGCAGCACGACCGGCTGCGGGACGGCGCCCGTGAAGGTGAAGGTGCCCGTCGCCTTGACGGCATCGCCGGCGTCGGCGAGCGCCGTGACGAAGAGCGGCTGCGTCTTGTTGGCCTTGCGGAAGCTTGCCACCATCTCGGCGCCGATCGAGCCGAGGCCGAACAGCGCGATGGCCTCTTCGGGCCGGGTGATCTCGACGATCTGCCCGGGCGCGAGCGTGCCGGCGGCCAGCTTCTGGCCGATGATCAGGTTGCGCACCGGCCAGGGCAGGACGCCGAGCGTGCGATAGTTCGGCTTGGCTTCGAGGAAGTTGCCGGGGGCGAGCCAGTCGCTCGGGATTTCGTCAAAGGTGATCGTCATTTTGCGGAAGCCTCCTTCGGCGCGGTTTTCTGGGTGGCCGGCACGAGATCCTGGTCAGCGATCCGGCGGCGCACGAAGGCCGTGTCCGGCGCCTCCATGCCATCGGCCGGCCAGGGCTCGCCGCCCTCCTGGAGGACGGTGCGGCCTCCGCCGGGTTTGAGATAAAGCGGCTTCTTCGCCATGGTGTCCTCTCGGGTCAGGGGAAAGTGTCTTCGGTGACCGGCAGGCCGGTTTCCGGCGGCGGCTCTTCCTCGGGCGGGTTGGTGATCCAGGTGATGCCGAGCGCCCGGAAATCTTCCAGCGTCTTCAGCTTGAACGTCGCCGGCGTGGCCGTGAACCGGAACTCGAAGTCGACCTGGGCGATGACGATGGCGTCATCCGTCCAGCCGTCCGCGATCACCGAATTGGCGAGCGTCACATGCGAGGTGCCGAGGCCCGGATATTCCGCGCCGTTCATCAGCACCATCGAGACATCCACCATGGCGTCGAGGCCGAGGCCGCGGGTGTCCCCTTTAAAGCGGGTTTCAAGGGCGTTCGAAGCCTTGAACAAGAGTATGAGCCGCCAGAGCATCGCGCCCTTGGTGATGCGGTTGTTGTCGCCGTCCGGCTTGAAGCCCGTCCAGGCAAGGCCGATGAAGGGCGTCAGCCGTGAAAGGCGCTCGAACTCCTTCAGCGTCAGCGTCTGCGGAATGCGCTCGATCGTGAAACCCTTCTCAGGGAAGGCAAGCCGCAGCCGCTCGATGATGACAGGCTCCATCGTGCGGATCGGCTGGCGGGCGAGATCGAGCGCCATCACATGCCCCGCAAGGTTTCATCGGTGAAGATGCGCGGGCGATCCGACATGCGCGGGCCAGAGCCGACTGCGGGCCCTGCCGGTGCTGCGGCGGGCAGGTCGAGGTGCACTAGCTCCTTGGCGATGTTTTCCAGCCAGGTGATGACGTCCTTGCGGCCCCTGCTCATCTCCTCGGACGGATCGGTGTGCTCGCCCTGGGCGAGGTCGTAGCGGGCAAGGGTGCAAGTGGCGCGGACGATCTCTACCGGCGGCGCCGCGATCGGCACCATATAACGACCACGCACATAGCCGTTGATCACGCCCGTCGCATCGGCCAGCGCCGTCATCACCTTGTCGACGTCGACGGTCTCGGCCGTCCGGTCCTCGGGCCGAGACAGGCGGATCATCTGCGTCTCGCCAAAGCGGGCAATCATGTCGGCGACGGTGGCGTACATATAAAGTGTCTCTCAGGTTCGGGATGAGGCCGGCCGCTGGGCCGGCCCCAGTATGCGAATTGTGCGGGAGGCGGGCTGAACCCCTACGTTCGCAACGTCCCCTGGCCGGATCTCTGACCTCCGGATCAATGGGTGCTGACGGCCTCGCGAGCCGGACCAGACCTCCCTCTCGGGGGTTATTTCTTCGGCGCCGTCTTCGCCTTCGCCTCGTCGGCCGCGGCGGTCAGCTCGGCGACCTTTCCGTTGGCGGCCTCAAGTTCCTTGCGGAGCGCGGCGATCTGTTCGTTCGGCTCCTTCAGGGCCTTGGCGACCGCCTCGTCCAGCTTCTCGGCGACCTGGTCGGCGACGGCCTTGCCGAACTTCGCCTGAAGCTCCTCTGACACGATCTTCACGCGGGCCTCGACGGCCTCTTCGATATCGCCGCCGTCGACCTGGACGCCGTCGCGCGCGACCGGCTGTACGATGAAGGACGGGTCGGCGCGGAACGCGTCCAGCTCCGTCTCGCTCCAGCGGTCCTTGCCATAGATGGCCGAAGCGGGATGTTCGATGCCGTTCCGGCGCATGCCGGGCTTCGTGCAAATGATCTGGATATGCGACATGCTTTTCTCCTTCGGGACTTGCCGGAGCCGCACGCATGCGGTTCGGGAAAGTCCCGCCCGACCTTGGGAGACGCCGGGCGGGTGACGGCCTAAAGTCGGCCGCCGTAGCTGGTCAGGTGAGGTACGGGATCTCGACCACCTCGCAGGTGCCCTTCCAGATGTTGCTTTCGCCGCCGTTCACCAGCTCGGCGTTGAGCAGCTTGCGGGCGGTCGGGGCGAGTGACGGGGGAACGAGCAGTTTGGTCGGGCGGATGTTGATGATCTCGCCAGAGCGCTTGCGCAGCGACTGCATGGCCGTGCGGGCCGCCGCGAAGTTCGCCTCGTCGAGCGTGGCCTTGGACTTGAAGGCGAGCTGCCACAGGCCATAGCCGGCATTGCAGCGGCCATCGACGCCCCAGACGAACTCGCCTTTCCAGAAGACGTTCGCGTCCTTCTCGTCCTGGAACGAGACGAGCTTGAACTCCTTGCGCTTCTGGAACACGAGCGGCTTCACGACCTGGCTGTCATCGATCAGATACCAGGCCGCGCCGGCGCCCGACTGGAAGTTCGAGACCGAGATCGTGTTGCCCTGCTCATTGAAGCCGGGATGGTCGGTGTCGAAGAAATACTGGCCGTCATAGCAGACGGTCGTGTCGCCGTTCTTCAGGAGCGGGAAGACGAGTAAATCGGGGAACTGCGCGACGTCCTGGCCGATCTGGCCGGCGACGGGGCTGTAGATGCCGAGATTGTCGTCATCGATATTCTTGCGCGGGATCGCGATGGTCTTTTCGAACTCGCGGTTGCGGATGACATAGGTCTGTGCGCCGAGGCGGTGCACAAGGCGCTCGCCGACCCATTCGCGGATGCCGGGCATGTCGTCGAGGCGCGGATATTCGTTCTGCGCCGTGGTCGAGGTCACCGTCATGGCGACGGTGTTGTAATAGGTCTGCGCGGACGCAAAGCGCGTGTTGAACAGCGTCGAGAGCGACGTGTAGATCCCGCGCAGGGTGGCAGCATTAATGTCCATTCGAAGGCTCCTTAAAGCGTCTTCAGCCAGACGCCATCCGCATCCACGGCGTCGATCGTGCCGATCTGCAGATTGGTCGAGGCCGTGAGGGTGAAGGTGTCGTCGGCCGTCATGTAGACGGGCGCCTGGATGTTGGCGGCCGTGGCACCTGCGAGCGGAATGCGGAAGACGCCCTTCTTGACGCGCACGCGCTGCGCGCCGGCGGCGCCGCCCCGGTTGTCCACCCGCTCGGCGGCAAAGCCGACAAGCTTGACCGCATTGACGTGTCCGGCGGGAACGGCAACGCCGGCGGCCGTGACGCCGATGCCGGCGCGGCCGTAGTAGAGGGTGTCGGCGAGGGCCGGGAATTCGTAGGCGAGGCCCTGGCGCTCGGTGTAGTCGAGATCGTTCGACGCGGCCATGTTACTGATCCTTCCCGTTGAGCGCCTTGGCGGTTTCCGCGTAGGCCTTTTCCTCGACGCCCATCATCGAGCGCACCTGGTCCTCTTCGGCCGCGATGACCTGGCCGCTCTCCGGAACCTTGCGGCCGCCAAGACCGCCGGCATTGAGCGAGACGAGATGCTTGATCTCGGTCTCGACCTCGGCCGGCGCCTTCATGTGGCGGGCGATCATGTGGTCGCGCAGCGCCGGCACGATCTTGCCGGCGTGGATGGCGCCATCGATGGCGGCCTCGGCCTTCTCGCGGGCGGTGTTGGTGGCGAGCGTCGAGATCTGCGATTGGAGCGAGATGACCTGCGCCTTGAGATCGGCGTTCTCGGTCTCGGCGGTGCTCGCCGTGCCGCGCGACTGGACGGCCTTCACCAGATCGTCGGCGCCGGTTTCCTTGGCGACACCGGCCGCCTCGGCGATGCGGGAGATGGTGGCGGCGTGTCCGCTGGAGGCGGAATGCGCGGCCTTGACGGCATCGACAACGGCCGCTTCGTCTGCGGTCTCGGGAAGGCCAAGCGCCTTCCGAAGCTCTTCAAGCATCGGTTGATCCTCGTTTCTGGTGTGAAGGGATTTCAGGAAAGGCAAGTTCGGATCGTTCGTCAGCGCGACACGCTCGACGCTGCTGATCCGGTAGGGCTTGCTGCGCGAATGCAGGAAGACGGGCGAGATGAAGCCGTAATCCTTGCCCTGCACCAGGGCGCGGCCGGCCTCGGTCCATTCGACCTTGCCCCAGACACCATCGGCGCGCGCCTGAAGCTCGACGATCCAACCGCGCGCGGGCGACGGATGACCGGCCTTGCCGGCCAGATCGATAGAATGGTTTTCGTCGACCGGCAGACGGCGGCCTTCAGCCTGAAAGCGCGCGACCAGGGCGTTGGCGTCGGGGGCCTCGTAGGGCCCGCGGCCATCCACGCCACTGAACGATGTGGCCGGCAGAAGCTGAAGCCACTCGTGCGCGTCGGCGCCGGCGGCATTGAGAGCAAGGATGTGGGTTCCGAGGATGTTCGACATGGCCGGAAAGTGCCACGTCGCGAACGGCGCGTTCATGCCCGCCATGGCGGGCGGCAGAAAACATCAGGGAGAGGAAGGGACGTACCGGTCGAGGAAATCGAAGATCGTCTCGGCGATCATGGTCTCGTCGTCACTGGAGATACCAAGGAACGGGCGGGGCGGCAAGGTGACACTGGCGACGGTGACGAGGGTGTCGCCGATGAAGAACCGCAGATGCGAGGCGCTCTTCGGCTTGATCGTCCCGCCGAACTGATGGATCGCGGCGTAGATCACATTCGTGCCGACGCGAACTTCCGTCGCGCCGGCGCGAGAATTGATGCTGTCGCGAAGTCGGCCGCTCTCGGTGAGGATACGGGTATTGCGCTTCGTCGCCGCGTAATCGGTGTTGAGTGCCCGCCACGCCGCGCCGTCGGGATCGGTTTGGGTGACGAAGCGCATATGCGTCGAGCCGACAAGGCCCGTGCCGATCGCCGCCATGACCGGCGTCGTGTTGTCCATTACCCGTTCGAGCTGCCGAAACCCGCGCAGCGCCGAGCCCGACAGAGTGATGGAGATCGACGCGCCGCTCATTTCCGGGCCCGCCGCCTGACCGGACGAACGTCGAGAAGTTTCAGGTGGCTGCGGGCAGTTCGGCCGCTGCCCGTCCGGATGATATCGACCCGCGCCCGGTAGGTCCGCCCCTCATACTCGCCGACGAACGCCCATCCGCCATCGGCCTCCTTGACGAGATCGCCATGCTTGACCAGCCATCGCGGTATCACGCCCAGCTCGGCCGGCGTGGCGAGCGTGCCCTTGTCGAGATCCCGGATCGTCTCTGCCGTGAGGCGCACCTCCGCTCCCGCGGCAACGTCGAGCACGGTCGCCTGCGCCTTCGGCACGACGGCGACGGGCGTCCAGCTGCCATCGGGCCACTTGCCGCGAAGCGCAGACACGACGAAGGCGGCGACCGTCGCTTCGTCGGCCGTGACGGGCTTCGGCCCTGGCGCGGTCTGCTGAAGCCACGCCTGGCCGGGATTATAGGCAAAGGACGGATCGACGCCGAGGGGCTGGTCCGTGCCGAGCTGGTCGAGATCGGGCGCGCGATCGGGGCTGGCCTTGCCCTTGCGGCGAAGACCAGGCCGAGAAACCGGCGTGACGAAGCAGCCGCAACCGAACCCGTTCGGCGGATACATCACGCTCCAGGCCGGATCATCGGCGGCAAGGCAGAGCCCGTTCCAGTCCTTGTGCTGGAGGCGCGGATGGAGGGCGCCCGAATGGTTGTATTGCCAGAAGGGGAAGGTCGCGAGCGTGTCCGGCGCGGTGAGCTGCGCATAGCGGCCGGCGGCATAGGCTGTGCGCATATTCGTTTCGAAGATCGTGCGGGTCCGCCAACCGCGCTCGCCGCGATAGCTCCAGCCGTGCTTCTTCACGATGACGTCGAAATCATCCTGGAAGGTTTTGAGCGTGGTGCCGTCCGTCGCAGCCTTCAGGATCGCCGCCTGGAAGTCGTCGACGATGGCCTTGCTGTTCGCTCCGGCCACCATGAACATCTTCGAATGGGCGCCGTCCCAGACCTCGCGCCAGCTCTTCGTCGGCACGGCCGTCTTCTGGCGAAGGAAGTCGATCGCCTCATCGAACGGCAGATCGATCGCGCCGAGCGTCGTCGTCATGCTCGCCCGCCTTGCGCCTTCGAATTTAAAGGTGGTTTAAAGCCCGTGGACGCGCATTCAGGGTGCCGCACGCGCAACCGGTCATCCGAACCGCTCGACGGCGCTCTGAGCGCCGCTGTCACGAGCGCCCCGCCATGTCGTCTATCAGGGCCGCCTGGCCTGCAAGATGGGCGAGCGCCATGGCCCGCGCCATCGCCTCGGCAAGATCGTCCGGCGAAAGCTGGAGACGGGCGAGCCGGTCGGCCGCATCCCGCAAATCGCTCGCCGCCATCAGCTCCTTGCGCACGTCGTCGATGAGCCCGCCCATCGCGCCGGCCGCATCCTCCTCCAGGCGGGCGACCATCCGGTCCACGATCTCGTCGCCGTCACCACGCGCATGCAGCGAGCCGATCAGCCGGGAGACGTGAAGGGTTCGCTCCTTCGTGTCCTTGCGGAGCTGGGCGCGTGTGCCCTTCCCAGGAGCGGGCGGCGTTTCAGGATCTTCGAGCGCGCCAGGTGCCGACGCCGCCTTCCCGCCGATCAGATCATCGCCGTCCTTGGGCGCGGGGATGCCCATGCGATCACGCATATAACTGGCGCTCGCCGTCAGCCCCTGCGGTGCGAGCTTGGCAAAGGCGTTGGCAAACTGTTCGAGCGGCACCTCGTCGGGCCGGCCGATATGGATGGTCGGATAGGCGTCCTGCGGGCCGAAGTTGAAGGCGACGATGTTCGGGATGACCTGCTCGTTGGCCGTGCCCGCGACGTCGGCCGCGTCCGCCCGCTCGATGTCCTCCTGCACCAGACGGTGCTCCTGGCTGACAGCATGGCCGCCGGAAACCGCGTCCGTCGTCGTCGTCTGGCCGAGCACCAGTTTCGATATCTGCCGGTCATGCCAGTCGGCACGCCGTTCGAACATATCGGTCGAGCTGCTCTTCGAGCCGACCTCGTGGAACTCGATCAGCATCTCGCGCGGCACGATCGCGGCGCAATCGCCGGCAATGCCGGTGACGGCACGCCACAGAACGTCCTTCTCGGCCTCTGTCGCGCCGCGGCCGTATTTGCCGATCCGGATCGGCTGGCCGTAGTTCTGCACGAAGATCGCCCAGTCCTTCGTGGTGAAGGATTTGAACATCCATGCCCAGAGCGCCACGCGGGCAACGCCGCTGCGGATCGTCAGGCCTGATTTCGTCTTGTGCCGGTGTACGACGAACTTGTGCGCCGGCAGAGGCACGCCTGTCACGCCCTCCCGAAGCAACACGGTCTCGCCGTCATCCGGATCGAAGGTGAACCAGCGCTGCGTGCGCCAGACGAGCTTGCGCGGCAGGAGCCGCCCGCCCTGCGCCTGCCAGTCGATCTCCATGATGGAGATGCCCTTGCCGATCGCATCGAGCATGTCGAAGAGGGCGGCACGGAGCACGCCCGTATCGAGCCAGGCCTGGACGAGTTCGGCGTGCTTCTTGTGCTCGGGACTGTCGGATGCCGCCTTCACGGTGATCGGCAGCTGCGCCACCGATCGCTTGCGCGTGGCCATGACAGCCGCATAGTGCAGGTCGCGCTCCTCGATGTCTTCAGCCAGCTCGAAATAGGCCTCCGGCTCTCCCTGCGCCGCGGCGCGCAGGATCGACGCCAGGCGCTGCGGCGTCAGCCCCTCGGCCGGATGCCCGGAGATCACCTGCCGAACGCCGCCGATCTTCGGCCCGGCAACCATCTCCTTCAGGCTGGTCGAGTTGACGAGGTGGTTCATCCAGTCGCGCAGGGATGCCATCACAATGATCCTCTGAGAGAGACGTCGACCGAGCGGCGGGGTTCATCGTCGTGACGCCGGCGCGTCTCCTCCGCCATCGCCGGCGCCGGCCGATGGGTCTCATACTCATAGGCGACGAAGTCCTGATTGCTGGCGAAGTACATGAGCGCGCCGGCCGGCGCTGTGTCACCGTGACGCTCATAACCATCCGCTCCGACCGTCCTGTGATCGTCAGGAATTCGAATGATCCCCTTGACGTAGGAAAGCCCCTGATGGTCCGCCAACACATCGGCGTCCCGGGCAAGCAGAATGGTCTTGTCGCTGAAAGCCTCGATGTAGGCGGGCATATTGAGCGAATACCATTTCTGACTCAGCCAAACCTCGACGATGCACTCGCCGTAGCGCTGTCGGGCCTTCTCGGCGAGGAAGTTGCCATTGCCGGTGGCATCTAATGCGCCGCCCATCAGCCGCGGCAGGCGATCGACGATATAGAAGAGAATGTCGCGCTGCTGATCGAACGGGATGTTCTTCAGCTCCAGAATGAAGCAGGCCCTGCGCACGAGGTCCGTTCCGATCTCGGCGGGGATGATGGCCGTCTTGTCGCCCTTGCGGGCGAAGTCCTCGCCGAAGCAATGTTCACGTTCGGGGTCGAGACGTTCAAGGAGCGGCTTCAGGACCGTTTCGCAGAAGTCCCGCGCCTGCTCCTCCCGCTCGAAATCGCCCAATTCCTTGAACTCGTCCGGCCGGTCCCATCGAATGACGGGAATATTCGCAGACATGCAGCTTTCGATGAGAACACGGGTGAGCGCCGCCCCCTCTGCCTCCGCCGGGATTGCGTCCAACTCCTGGCGCATCTTGGCGGTGCGGTTGCCATAGGCGCTGCGGATTTCCGCCTCCCAAGCCGCTTCCTTCTCCGCGCTCCAGTCGTCACCCTTCATCAGGCAGACACGCTTGTAGAGCCCATTCTTGACGGCATCGCCGAAGCTGTAGGTATGCACCTTGAAACCGTTCTTCCCCGCCTCGGCCTCCTTGATCAGCTCATTAAAGGGGTTCGATACGCCGTTATGAGACGAGATGATGCGGATCTTGCCACCCCATATGAGCAGCGCGCCGACGGCGTCGATGACCTCGCGAACATCACGATGGAAAGCGGCCTCGTCGATGACGACAGTGCCCTGCAGGCCGCGAATATTCTCTGGTCGGGAGGACAAGGCCTCGATCCGAAAGCCGGATGCAAAGCGGATGATGTAGCTGGAGATCGCCTTCGTCGACCCGTCAGCCTTCTGATCGAAGAAGATGCCGTCCTCGATCGTAAGCAGCTCGCCGGCCACCGTCTTGGCAAAATGCGCCGCGTAGCCGATGAATTCACGCCCCTTCGGCTTTGTGTCCGGAATATAAAAGACGTTCTGTCCGCCGCCGGACCGCTGCGCCGCAGCGATCAGCGTGCAGTCGAGCGCCTCGGCAAAGGTGATACCAGTGCGCCGGCCCTTGGCGCAAATCTTCAACGTACTTTCGTCGCCGATCCAGTCCGCCTGATGTGCCATCAATACGCCTTCGGCCAGGGGATCGAGATCGTCGGGAATGTCCGCACCGCGCGGCAACTCCTGCGGCAGTCCCTCCGGGTCCGTCGCCATGATCGGAGGATCGCGCCATTCACCTTTCGGCAGTTCAACCATTGTTGTCCTCAGCCCTCTTTGTCTTGGGCCGAACGCCCAGGAACTTCTCGCGGGCGCGCCTGATCGCCGCCTTCGACACACCGGGTTCATTTTCCAAGAGGTCGAGCGCCGCTTCCGCCTTGGCTTTCATCTCGGCTTCAATGCGTTTCGCCTGTTGCTCTGCCTGAAGCTTCTGGCGGCGGTTCGTTGATGCGATTTCGGCTGCAGCAAGGTGCCGCACCGCCACTGCGGCATTGGCGGCTTCCTTCGGCTTGAAGCCGCCATCGGCTGCATTCTCCATCATCTCGACGATCAACGTCTTGAGCATGCGGGTGGAGGCCTGCGTCAACCGATCCGCATCCTGTCCGTCACTGCTAGTGATGACGGCATCTGCGATCATCTGCGCGCGGCGCTGGCGATCCATCAGAGCCTTCAGGCGCATGTTATGCCGAGTGAAGGATGAGTAGTGCGGGATGTCGAAGCCAATACCGAGCTCGCCCTGCAGCGCGATAAGCTTCGTGCGGAACTCTGCATAGATGTCCGTCTGCGCGCGGCCCGTTTTCGCCAGTTCTTGCGCGGCCCAGGCAACGATGCCTTCGCATTCGTCGGGCAGCTGGTCGACCGCGGTCGGTCTCGGCCTGGTGTGCGGAGCCATGGCGCGCTACTCCGCGTCGCCGGGCGCCTGCACGCCAGCAAGGATCGTTCGCCGCTCGACATGGTCGCGGCCGCGGCGGGTGATCTCGGCGGAGGTCTCCGTGCCTTCAGTGCGGGTCCGGAGGGCGCCGGCCTCGTTCTCCAGCCACAGGAGCTGGTTGCGGATGTAGTCGCGGCTCTTGCGGTACGAAAAGCGCTCAAGGCTTTTCTGGACGAGGAACGTGTTTGTGCTTCCGCCCGATTTCGGGTCGGCGAGGTCCTTCAGGATGATGAGGCGGATATTCTCTTCCACCCACTTTGCGTAGTCTTCAGCCGCCATGTCCCGCCCCTCAGGATTTGCTCATAAGAAAGTCTTCCACGCGCCTGGTGGCGCGCTCCGTGGCCTCGGAGGATTTCACCATCGTCGCGATCTGCCCCTCCATCTTCGTCAGCGCGAGCTGGAGATTATGGACTGTCTCCTTGTCCGGCAGGTGCCGCATCTCGTCTTCGAGCTTCTGAATCCGGCTCGAATGCAGGCCGAGCGTCTCGATCGCCTTCTTGGCGTCGGACTTGAAATAAAGAACCAGAGGCGTGCCGACCGAGATCAGCAACGCGATCAGGCCGAGCCAGTCCTTGAGGGGGGAGACGTCCATCAGGGATTTCCTTCGCTTGCATCGACGGCCGCGACCGCAGCCGCCCGTCTCGTTTCACAGGTAGTCAGGGCCGCCCGATCGGCGCCCCAGTTGGTCGCAACCTCCCGCGAGGAAAGATCGCGGTCGGGAAGTGCGCGGGGGTCGGCGCAGGGCTGACGGGCGACCTCAGGCAGCACGACGGGGCGCTGTTCGACACGCACGAGCGGCGCGGGCTCAGTTGGGGAGCAGGCGGACGCGATCACGGCCGAGGCCGCAAGCATCGCCAAGAGGCAAGGCCGCATTCGCAATCTCCATGTTGGTGAGCTGCTCCTCGACGAGGCGCACACGCGCGTTCGCATCCGTCTCAATGGCCAGCGCCGCCTTCGCCTGGTCGGCGATCCGGCGGTTTGCGTCGGCATTCGCCCGCTCGATCTGCGCGGCCCAATGGGCGTCGCGCGCTTCCGCCGCCGCCCTGGCCGCCCGCTCAACCATGCCGTCGAATCTGGCAAGGATGAGCCAGAGCAGCAACAAGCCAATAACGAGCAGCGCCCCGGCGGTGATGACGGGGAGCGCTGCCCGACGAATGAACCCAGCAATCACAACTCTTCTCCTGACGGCTGATCGCGCGGCGGATTGGAAGCGCGAAAATCCATCGAGCCGGAGATGCGATGGATGCCGAGCATGGCCGCAATGAGCGCGACCATGGAAGGCACGGCGATCGTCCCGAAGGCGACGGCCTCTGGCCGGCCCATGACGGCGCCGATCGCGCAGATCAGGATGACTGACCAGGCCAGCACCGACGAATAGAGCAGATGCCGCTTCGACGTGGAGTAAGAGGGCTTCACCGGGGACATGGGTCAGCGCTCGTTCGAGGATGCCGGCGTGCCGGCGGCGGTCAGATAGACGCGGCCAGGGCGTTCGGGCTCGCCGGTTTTCGGCCAGCGGGTATCGGAAAGGCGACCCTTCTCGATACGCGAGATCCGCACGCTGTTCGACTGGTTGCCGCCGAGGATGTGAAAGTGGGTCGCGTCCTCGCCGACATAAAGGCCGACATGCCCACCGCCGTCGCGGGTGAAGGTCATGATGGCGCCGAGGGCGGGCGCGGCGAGCTGGCGGCCGAACTTGTTGTACTGGAGCGCGCCGAGCGGGTTGGCCGGCAGGGGCTCGCGCGGCAGCGTCAGGCCGAGCACGTGCGCCATGAACAGGCCGCACCAGGCAATGTCGTCATCCTTGAAGAAGCTGGCAACCCAGCCGCCAAGACGCCCTGCCCAGGACATGATGGTCGGGTTGCTGCCCTTGCCGACAACTTCGCGCACGCCGATCAGACGGCGGGCCTCGCGCATCCACACCGGCTCGGCCGGCACTTCGGGGGATTTCTCATAAACGGTCAGGCCGCTGGGGCGCGCACTGGGAGCTTTGCGAAGCGCGTTTACGGTGGCCTGATCGGCGACCCCCGAGACCGGAATGTGCTCGCTCGCCTGAAATCGCTCTAACGCGCGGTAGAGTTCGCGACCGGGAACGCCGTCCATTGCGCCGCCATAGGCACCGTAGACACGCAAACGCGAAATCAGCCACTCGTCAAAGGTCATGTCCATCCATCCGGTAGAGGTGTGATGGAGGGACGTTAATCGTTTAGGGGATTTGCCTTCATGCCCGCTTTGGCGGGCGGCAATCATTAATCCTCGTCGAGCAGGTCGAGAATGTCGAGTTGCCGGGTATCCTTCGGCTTGGCGAAGGCCTTGGGGTTTCGCCGCTTTCCGCGCCGGACGATCTTGTCGACGGAGCTTTCGGCGATACGTAGCCTATGAGCAATATCGCGATTGCTTGCACCTGATGCGCGATACCGCGCTGCGCGAATCTCTCGGGCCAGCGGGACACGTATATAGCCTCCTGGATAAAGCTTGGAAAGCTTCATCGCCGCGGCGCCGCCAATCACGTCTGGCAATTCGGATTTGTCGATATCGCCGGGAACATAGAGCCGCAAACCGCCGAAAGCTTCTGCCAGACGGATGAAGTCATCCTCGCCCAGCGCGGTCAGCAACTCTTCCTGAAGCCTGCTCAAGGTCGCACTCCCATGACGCTATTCCATCGCCTCCATGCCGCAGCCGCCGTCGCAAGCCATGCGCAGATGCTTGCGCGCGCCCACGAGGCCGAGATGAAGGTTTCCGCCGCAGCGCGGGCATTCGATGGTGCGGCGGTCCTCGCCGGCCGCCGCCATGTCCGCCTTCTGCATCAGGCCAACGAGCAGCGCCTCGAAAATGGCGGCGTGCGATTCCGGGATCTCGGTCATGCCCGACCTTTCGGCATCTTGCGGATGCGCTGTCCGAGCAGGTTCATGACGGTGATCCACTGCTCGTCGGTGAGATCGCGGACGGTCTCGTCCAGGTCGAGAAGGTCCGTGACAACCTTCCAGAAATCCCGGCTGCCGTTCGGGCTGAGCTTCGCCCATTGCGCGCGGGCAATCTTGTAGCCGTGTCGCGTTTCCCAAACCGGGCAAGGCTTGCGATCAGCCCAGTCAACGCCATGGCGGGCAAGCATGGCTTTCATCGCCTCGATGACCGACTGGCCGTCACTGTGCGCATGGATGAACCGTACGTCGTCGATGCCCTTGACCTGGTGGCCGAGCGCGAAGCTCTCGATGGCGCTGTCACGCCGATCGGCGATGGCGCCGAGATTGTAGAGCGCGATCCACAGCGCCCGCATCTTCGGCACATACTTGCCGGTAAAGGGCGATTTCCGGGTCCGGCCGTCGACACGCGGCGATTTGCGCGAGGCATATCCCTCGTTTTCGAAGGTTTGCAGCACCTTCCAAAGCTCGGCGTCGGTCATGTCCTTGGTCGAGGGCTTTCCGACAAGGACCATGCATTTGGCGCGGCGGGTGTCGTCATCGAGACCGGCCTGTTTCGCGGCGGCGTGAATGCGTCCGACAAGGCTCATGGCTCTGCTCCTTCTGTGTCGGGTTTCGTGGTGAAATACTGCGGCACGAAAATGCGGGCGTAGACGAACTGGACGGTGCAGCCATACGCCTCGAACGCCTGCCAACGATCGGGATCGTCCGGCGTGGCAATCGTCGCGATCGCCTCCTCAGGCGTCCGGCGGTAGGTGTGCTCGATGATCGACCCGCCCGGGGTCATGATCGCATAGCCCTGGGTGAATGAAGGCGGGATGGGACGCTGGGTCAAAGCAAACGCCCTCCACGCAAACGGCGGTGAGGGCCGCGCGCGAGGATCTCGCGCACAGACCCGACGAACGCTTCGATCGCGACAATTGCCGCGCGATCGTCAAGGGCAGTCTGAAGGGTGGGCAGCAGGTAGGCGTGGCCACTGCGTTCGATGCTGCCATGCTGGCGCAGGACGCGATGCAGGCGATTGCCATGGCCTGTCACGACGCCCATGGCGCCCTTCGGCACTCGTCGCGATACGCTGATCTTCCCAGATCTCCAGCACACGATGTAGCCCATCACCGGCCCCGTCTGTTCTTGAAACCACGCGCAGCGGAGAGCGTCCGGCCGAGCGCTTCACCGAAGACGCCGGCGTCCACCTCGGAAACCTGCTCACCCTTGACGACGGCCGTCGTGCCGATCGCCCTGAGGCGCGCGGATACCTCGTCCCAGTTGCGGGCGTGGCAAGTGAAGTCGATCTGACGACCTTCGAACTGGTACGAGCAGGTGAAGGGTTTCAGTTCATCGGCCATGAATGCCTCCGCCCGTGCTTGTGGAGGTGAGCAATTCGACGGTCGCGATCACCACCGCAATGGCCGCGTTTGGCGCGTTGTTCGCGCGGGCCTCTCCGTCGTCGCTCTCGACCTCACAATGGTGGAACTCGCCGCCGGTGTACGTCTCCACCTGAATTTTTGTCAGGGGCGGCAAGACTGCTTTCGCAAGGGTGATTGCGTCCTGGACCGATGTGCTGAACGCGCCTATCCCGAGGAACCCGGCGAAGGCCGGAACCCCATCTGAGCGGGCCGGCGATCCAAAGCCTTCCCAAATGGTTCGGTCTAAATCGCGGCCGCCCGCCTTCGCCTGCCGCAACGTGTCGAGAAGAACATCAAGCGACATCGTTTGTGCCTCCGGTGCCAGAAGATGATGGGGCGGATGCACCTTCGATCTCGTCAGGCGCGAGGAAATCCAGTTCCATCGGATGGCAAAGACCGGGCTGATCGCATCCGTCGAAGCGCACATGCACATAGTGCTTGTGCGTGTCAGCCTCCTTCAGGATCGTGCCGAACTCGCCGGTGACTGTATGCTCCACGCGGCCGCCGACAACCGGGCGGACGCCGTAATGCCTGAAAATGTAGTCATATTGACCGATCATGGGGGAAGCCCTCACGCGTCGGCGATGTTGAGCGAGATGCGGATCCAGTCGGCGTCGTGGCTCTCGCGGAAGCTGAAGTGCAGGTATTCTTTCGAGCCGATCACCCGCACAGCGCCCTCGATCGCCTCCATGGCCTTGAGCCAGCGGCTATCGGTGCTCTCGACCTTGAAGAGTTCGAAGACGGCGTCCTTGCTGATCTGGCCGGCCTTATCGACCTTGAACGCCCGGGTGACGAGGCTGCGAACCTCGGCGCGGCCGTCCTCGGTCCACTCATTGAGGCACTCGTCGATCAGGCCCTTGGCGACCTGCAATTGCGGGCCGAACTCGATGAGCTTGTTCACCCGCGTCTCGACCGTCATCAACCCGTCGATCGTGCGGTACTTCTGGTTGCCGGCGCCGGCCCGGCCTTTCTTGACGAGGCCGTATTTCGCCTCGAGCAGCCGATCGAACTCCGCGATATCGGCGCGCGTGTGCTTTTTGAACCGCGCCAGCTCGGCCGAGAGCGGCTTGGCAAAGCCGATGATCTTGCGGACCATCTGGTCTTCCATGAAGTCCTCGGCCTTGACGAGTTCCAGCGGCGTCAGCCCGCCCTCCGCATTGGTCACGTAGTCGCGGCCGTTAACGACGGTGATGCCGGCGGCTGCCTTTTCTTCCAGAATGGTGACGTCCATCGTAAAGTCCTTTCAAAGGTCGGTTAGGGCGGTGTTGGGCGCGGCCTGGTCGCCGCCGTCATGCTCGGCGTAGAGCCGTTGGCACTCGGCGGCGTAGTGGGTGACGCCAAAGCAAAGCGCGCGGATTTCCTCCATCGAGGGCAACACGTCGCGAAATGCCGAGGAGAGGATGCGTTCCGCCACATCGAGCGGATCGATATCGTTGAAGCACTGGCGAAGACGCTCGGCGCTCTGCCCGGCATCGGCCAGGAGCGTGACCGCATCGACAAGCGCCTGGTAATTGGTCGCGATCTGCGCGTCCGTTTCCAGCGCCGCCCTGATCTTGGCGACCCCATGCATGACGGTGGCGTGGTCGCGACCGCCCATGTGTCGCCCGATCGCGGAATAGGATTGCGTGGTCAGGCGGCTGGCCAGCGTCCAGGCCATGTGGCGCGGCAGCACCGTCCCCGCATCGCGGCGACGGGAATAGAGCTGCAGCACCGGGACGGAATAGGCCGCCGCGACGGCTTCGGTGATGAGGCGGCAAGTGATCACGGCTTGCCTCCGAAATCCGGCCGGAGGACATTGTCGCCCGGCCTGCTTTCCACCGCCGCCTTCAGCTCGCTGGACACGACCTTGCGAAGTTCGCGGGCGTCATCCAAACGGCGCAGCGCGCCGAGTTCCCGTTCCTGAAGAATGGCCAGGTGCCGAAGGGTGCGAATGATCTTCAGCAGCGAGCGGACCTCTTCGCCGCCGAGGACGACGGTTTCGTCCTCGGTGATATCGCGGTGAGGAGCGAAGGCGTCAGAAAGCATCTGCAGGCCGCCGCTCAAGGAGAACGATTGAGCCGCCCGCATTAGAAGTCCTCGACGTCGCGGTTGCGCCAGGCGGCTTCCAGGTGCTTCTTCTCCAGCTCAGATGCCGGCCGTCCCGCCGCAAAGCACGCGATCTTGATCGTGCGGTCGATCTGCCGAAGGGCGCCGCCCTTCATGCCGATACCGAACAGGAAGCGGTTGCAGGAAGGATCGACGATGCCCCATTGCTCGATGAAGGCGCGCACGTCGCCTTCCCGGCCGTGGTCGCGTTTCAGGTTCTTGTCGATCCGGCTGACGATCTGGTCGCGACTGGCCGCGTTCGGCCCGTCCTGGCTGATGCGGCGGCGGATGCCGGCATTGCCGACAAGGGCCACGCCGCAATCGTATTTGTCCGAGAAGTGTCGGAACTGGTTGACCGCGCGGCCGTCGGCGTGCTGCGCCTCATCGATGATGAGAAGCGAATTGCCGCTGCGCTTCAGGCGCTCGCCGATCGTCTCGACGATTTCGCCCTGGTTGAACACCCGCACGCCGAACTGACGGGCGAGCATGTTCATGGCGCCGGTCACGGTGGTCGCCTTCTCGTGCAGCGTGACCATGTGGACGTGCGGCTTTACCCGGCGGTACGCTTCGCAGGCGATGGTTTTACCCCGGCCGGCGTCGAGGGTGATCGTCACGAAGCCCGAGATCGTCTGCGCCAGCAGGAGCGTCTTGTGGATCTCGGCGGAGGCGTGGGTTGCGAAAAAGTCCGGCGAGCGGGGAAGGGACGAGGCCACATCGGCGGCATCTTCGACCGCATCCAGCCAGCGCGCGACGGTCGCATTCGCGTTTTCAAGGATGCCGTCCAGCGTGCCTGACATCCACAGCGAGAACGAACTGTCGGCCATGCCGATGCGCTTGCTGGTCTCGGTCTTCGTCCAGCCGTTCTTCGCGGCGATATCGACGACGCGGCTGCGCAGATCCCGCCAGGCGCCCACTTCGTCGGCGGGGTGCTTTGCCAGAAACTTCGATGAAGGCTCCAGCTCGGGCCAACGCGCATTCGCGCTTGTGCTCACATTCATGTTCATTACAATGGTTCCTTGTGGAGTGCCCTTAGGGGCTGTTGTGCGGCCGGGTTGTCCCCGGCCGCTTTTTTGTCAGGAACCGTACTCACTACTTTTCGGCTCTATGCTTCCGGCCGGCGACAGATGCCGGAGGGAATGGGATGATCGAGCTGTCGCCCGAAATCTTGGAAAGGGTGGCGGTGATGCCGGCCTCGAACTCCTCGTCCGACATGACGTCGTCGTCGGTCTCCACGGCGAGGTTGCCGGTGACGAGGCGCGTGACGGCCGGGCGGATTTTCTGCTTCGGCGCCGGCGTATCCTCGACGCTGTAGAGGTCGGCCAGCTCGTCGGCCGAGAACCTCCGTTCCATGTCCAGCAGGGTCTTTTTGCTCTTCAGCCAGGCCTTGCGGTTGCGGTTGTGGATGTTCGCGGCTTCGACGTCGCGGAACTTGCCCTTTTCGGTGCAGGGCGCCGAGCAGATGAGGTGGCCGTCGGGCGCGTAGACCTTGATGGGATCGTGCAGGGCGTCGGGATCGAAGCGGATCTTGACCTTCCGGCCGGCCCACTCGATGAGCGCGTCCGACCAATAGACGTTCTTCTGATAATGGATGGCGCCGCGATCCTTGCGGGCATGCAGCACCTTCTCGGCCAGCAGCCAGAAGTCGCGTTGCGCCTGTGTAGCCTGGCGGATGATGGTTGCAGGATGGCGGAAGCTCGCCTCAAACGTCTCGTCGAAGCTCCGACCCTTGGCGGTTTCCGATTTCCGGCCGGTGCGCGCATTGTGCTCGGCGATGCGGTCGGCAACGTGCTTCTGCAGAACGTCGAGCTGGACGGCGCGCTTGCGGTAGTTTTCGGGCTTTTCGTTGGTGTTGCGGCCGGTATAGCAACCGGACATCGCCGGGTGCTTCGAGATCTCCTCGGCCAGATCCTTCCAGGCGCGCTCGATCGGCTTCGACTGGCCGGCATAGGGCCGCGTGAAATGCGGCTCGACGCCGAAATTCACAAGGATGCCGGCAACTTCGTCCTCGTCGATGCCAAACCGATTCACCTTCTTCGGCTTCTTTCTGAAGCGGTTGCGATAAGCGGATCGACCGGAAATGGCTTCGCTGGCAAAGGCGCGGCCGTTGTCCATGTAGAAGTGTTCGGGGATCCCGAAATCCTCGATCATGTCGCCGATGCAGGCGCGAACCACGTCCCATGTCTCGGCCGAGGCGAGCCGCCATGACAGGATCTTGCCGGAGAAAATGTCCTGGATCCCGAGCAGGATCACACGAACCGGGTTCTTGGCGTTCCAGGGAGCCCATACGAAAAGGTCGAGCTGGTGGCCGTCCGTATTGACGATCTCCAGCGCGTGCAGGTGATCCTTCGTGCGCACCTGCGGCGGATAGAGCTGCTCGGCCTTCTTCTTGCCGAGCCGGGCATAGACCTGGACGGCCTTCTCCACCTCGGCGTCGAGCCGGCGGCGCAGCGCGCGCTCGGAGGGGATCGGCGACCAGTTGTGGAGCTTGGCGGCCGCCTCCATGCGGCGATAGCACGAGGAGAAACCCGAGCCCTCCGGGCGCAGATAGTCCGACTTCAGCGCCGCCCAGGCGTCGGGATGGCATTCGGCGCGGTTCTCGTGAACGACGCCGTCTTCCGTGTATTTCGGGGCGAGGGCGGGGAGCCAGTCCTCCTGGTCGACACCCTTCAGCCTGGCGCGCCACTCATAATAGGTCGACGCGGATACGCCGTGGCGATCGAGGACGCGGGCGAGGGCCGCTTCGACCGGTTCCCGGTCGCACGCCGCGATGCGCGCCGAAAGCGCCTTCTCTACATCCATGATGACGTTGAGGCGGGCGTAGCAAATCGCGCGGTGTTCGTCGGTCATCGCTTCGAACGCGGCCCAATACAAGCGCTTGCGCTTCTCGCGGGTCTCTGTGCGCGCCGCCTCCTCGCCGGCGATGACGGCGAGCTTCAACTGCGCGGCGCGCGGCAGGAGCGAGACATGATATTCGAAGCCGCCGCCGCGTCGGTCGAGCTTGCGCACTCGCTCGACGTTGCTCTTCCATCCGCAACGGTTCGCCAGGTCGTGGATGCCACGTTCTGTTGTCGGCATAGCCGGCAGGCGCAACTCGGCGAGCATCGGGATTGTGAACCACTCACCGCTCATTTGCGCCCCCGCCGGATGGTTACGGGGGTGGCCTGAAGCACCTTTAACTCGGCCGTAAGCGCGCGGCGCTCCTGCTGGATGCGGGCAATCTCCGCCAGGCGCGCTTCGTCGCCTTCGAGCAGCAGGAGCCCGTCATCGGAAACGATGCTGTCCCAGAGCCAGACAGCACCGGTGGCGCGCACGAAGGCCTTGAAGCGAACAAGGCTGATGTCGTGGCTGGCTGCGCTCTCGGCGGTGTAGGCGTCGAGCGTGGCCTTGGAGACACCGGCGACGGCGAGATAGTCGGCCATGCGAGCAGCAATGGTCGGCCGGTCGAAGGGGCACTCGCGAATGGCACGGGCCATGTCGCGCTTCAGGCGGGCGCGGAAGCGGTCTATATCGATCCGATCGGCAGCTGCGCGAACCGGAAAGAGCTGCTCCTTGAAGAAATCGAGCTGGGACGGATCGCGCTTGGTCATGCCGCGACGGCCTCCCGCCTGGCTTCGTCCATCATGTCGCCGAGCGCCGTGCCGGAAATGTCGAGCGTATCGATGCCGGCATGGACGAGGAACTCATATCGGGTCTGTTCGTCGGCCTCGTCCCAGGCGGCGGTGAGCTTCTTCAGCAACGCGGCCTGGACGTCGACTGGCGGCGGGGCCGGCTTGTCGATCTCCATGACCTTCCGCACGTCGGGCTCGATCTTCAAGCCGGCGGCAATGCCGGCCTGCTTGGCCTCGGGGAGGCCGGCGAGCTTCAGGAGGAGCTTTTGATCATCCTCGGCCTCGGTCCCGCGCAACGCGTTGCGTAGGGCGGGATGGAGCTTCAGCCCGATCTTGGTCACATTAAAATATGTGCGGCGGCCAAAACCAAACCTGTCCTGAACCCTTTCAGAGAGTTCTCGACCGGGCGTGAAGACCAAAGTGCAATCGTTGCACTTTGATTTTCGATCGCCGCCCTGGCTGATCTTTCCGAATTTTTCCTCGTAAAGCTCGCGGAACTTCGCGACGAAGATGCCGCGATCGAGCGCAGTCAGATCGTTGCGGTAGAGATTTTCCGAGATCTCGATCAGCTGCGCCTCTTCGGCGTCGGCCGACACGACGATGACGTCGATCTCCTCCCACTTGTTCAGCTTGGCGCCGAAGAGGCGGTGCCCGCCGGCGATCAACGTCCACGGCGTTGCGCCGCCATTAGCGGCCGGCGTCGAGCGCACGGTGAGCGGGTTGATGAGCCCGCGATCGGCCATGGAGGCGGCGATCGCGGCTGCAACCTCTTCATCGACGGGGCGGGCGCGTTCGCCGACGAAGATGGAGGAAACGGGTATGGTCTTGAAGGATGCCATCAGGCGACCTCGTGATAGGGCTGCTCTTCGTCGGTCATGCGCAGGAACAGAAGCACCCGCGCGCGTTCGGCCATCGTCTGGTAGTGCAGGGCAAACCGGTCATGCGCGACACGGGCGTCCACGGTGCGCAGCGCCCGGTTGATCGCCTCGCGGGAGCGATCCTCCATCTCGACCACCCGCCGCTTCGGCCAGCCGAACTCGCGGATGACCAGGTGCATGGCGATCTGCCGCGCCAGGGCGGCATCGAACCACTCATGCGGCGGGTCGACGATGTCGCGGATTGCAAGGTGCGGGAAACCCTCCCGCACCGCGCAAAGGCAGGCATGCACCGTGGCGTCATAGACCTGCTTCTGGTCGTACTGGTTCAGCATGCGACCTTGCTTTCCATCTCGTCGGCAAGGGCGCGCAGCTGGCCGGCAACGATCGCCTCCGCCTTCCGGCGCATTTCGGCCTGCAGGCGCAGCATTGTTTCGGTGACCATGCGATCGCGGATCGCGTGGAGCTGCGAGACCACCGCATCGGTGGGCGCCTCCGGCGATATCGCCGTTGGAAAGTTCTGCGGTGTCAGGTGAACGAAGCCATGGCCGTCCTCGACCGTGAGGTCATGGAGGGGTGGTTCGACCGTGACATCGACGATCTTGCCGGTCGCCGCGTCCTGGTCCGCGACGATCTCCGGGCGGAAGACGGTCCCGCTGTCCGGATCAGCGACGAAAACGTCAGCTTTCACCCGGCGACGGCGCGGCTCGGGCTTTTCCTCCGCCGGTTTCTGTTCGGGGGCAGTATCGGCAACTGCCGCCTCGGCGACCTGCCGTGCCGGGCGCTCAATCTCGCCGCGGCGAACGCCCTTGGCATAGGCGACGAAACCGCGCCACGAGGGCTCCATGTGGCCAAGGGCAAGAATGGCGTCGAAAAAGACCTCAAAGGCCTTTTCATCCGCGTCGTCGGTGTCGTCACCCGCCGCCTGGATGGCATCCCATGCCGCCATCAATGCCGGCTGTGCCGCGTCGGGCAGGTTCTCGAAATACCCCGGCGTCGGAGCAAGCGCCGAAACCGGCGTTTCCACCGGGGCCGGAAGCTCCGGGCGCCCGGCCATGCCAATCTTCACCGCGGCCAGCCACTGGACAACATACTTGCGAGCCGGGGGGGCGACGCCGGCCTTGTTGAGGCTGGAAACGAGATTGGAATAGGACTTCGGAAGGCTGTACCCGGGTTCCTGCGCCTCGTCATAGAGCCGCTGCACCGCCGGAATGGCCTTGATGTGTAGGTCGGAGAAGAAGGGGATGACGTCATTCATTGCACGTTTTCCTTCGGGCTGGATTTGACGATCGCCTGCGCCAGCTCGCGCTGCATGTGCATCGCGAACACGTCGAGCAGCTTGGCGTTCTGGTCGCCGTCGTGGGTGGAAAGCAGGCTCATGGCCATTTCGCCGGGCGAATAGGGGAGGTTCATCGCCTCGCTCCAACCTTCCGCCTCGGCGCTCAGCCACTCCTTGATGGCCTCGGCGACGATCTGGTTTTCCATTTCGACGCTATCGGGGCTGTAGCCCGCGTCGATCATCGCCTGCTGCAGCCGCACGGCCATGGCCACGATCCTGTATGCCGCCCGCGCCTTCGCGGCGGGCATGGGCATGCCGGCCGGCAACTCGCACGTCGCTTCCGCCAGCTCGGCCTGCACATCGCGAACCCATGAGACCCACTCGTCGAAGGACGGGCCGGTAATGTCGATCGCCCGAAGCTCCGTGCAGAACAGGTTGTGGCTGAACTCATTGGCTTGCGAGCCGAGATCCTGCCGGCGGATGCGGTCGAGGGCGCGCCGCACCACCGGGATGGCGCGCGGCGGGATGCGCTCGAAGAAGGGAATTACTGCAGCATTTGCCAGTGCGATCATTGAAGGCCTCCTGAGACCTGGTTGAGCAGGCAGATCAGCGAGGCGGCGAGGCCGAGGAACGCGGTACTGAAAATCAACACGGTCTGAGCCGCCCCGCAGATCGGCGAGCGGGCGGGGATGAAAAACGGGTTGGGCATGTCGATTTCGCGCTGTCGTTTCGACATTGGCGAAGCTCCGGAAATGCGGGAGGGTGAGGTCAACGCAAACGAATTGAGGGCACTGAAGATGGATGTTCGGGAATTGACGCTCACCACCGCGCTGACAGCCGCAGAGGCGCGCTTTTCGGCGTTGCTGATGAAGCAGCTCGTTGCAGCTTTGATCGCGAACGGCGCTTTAAGCAGGAGGGAGGTGGCCGGCAGCCCTCTCCGGGCGGAGAAGGAAGCGACGGTCGGAGAGGAGGACGATGCGATCATCGACGAGGCCCGCACGGAAACAGCGCGCGAAGCCATCCGAGAATGGAGCGCTTACTTTGAAATCGAGGCGCCGCTTGACGCGCTGCGCCAAGAGGTGCGGCGTTGGGAGCAAGATGGTTGCAAGGGCACTGACCCGCTTCATGAAGTGCTGATTGCGGCTCAGCGGGACGCGCGCCGGTAGCGCGCAGGAGCACAATGCGGCTCTGGATAAAGTCTCTTCGCCAGACCCGATGTAGTCGCGCAGCCTCTTCGTCGCGGAATTTGCAGACGTTACTCATGCTGCCGCTCCGCAGGACATGCCATCGGCTGCCGTCTGACGACGGGCATAGCGATAGTTCTCGGCAGGCTGCGGGCTCTTCCGCGTGCCGTCGGCGTGATAGCGGGAGAACCAGAGATGCTCGGGACGCCGCCCGAGCGCGGCGGCAATCGCCCGCTCCCCGGCAAGATGGGGTTCATGAACCGCATTTCCTGCGGTTCCGCGAGGCAGATGGTAGTCCTCGTCGATTTGCGCGAGCGTCAGCTCTTTGCGTGCCAGCAGGTCGCGGATGCGGCCTACCTCTTTCAGTCGGCGGTCCTTGGCGCGGTCCCGCTTGCCGGTGACGGTGTCACTGTGCATAAAATCCTCGATCCAGAAGGGAGGCCCTGGCCGGCCTCCTTTTTTGGGGTGTTGAAATCTGCGAACACAGAAAGGAATAGTCCAAATAATTGGACATATCAATATGGGAGAGAATGATAACTCCAAAAAATTGGCGTCCAAGATTGACGCAGCGCTGATTAAATATCGGCCACAGCACGAGAACCTTGGTCAGGCAGAAAAATCCCTTGCAGAACAGGTAATTGCCTTGGTTGAAAAGGCCGGCGGCCGAGCGGCCGCTGCTGAAAAAATGGGCGTAGGAGCAACGACGTTAGACAATTATCGAGCCGGCAAGACGCAGCCCAAAATATTGGAGTTGATTGCTCTCTGTGAGGCAGCGGGGGTAGCGCTTAGCGATATCTTTGAACGGGACGCAGGTTTCGGACCGGACACAATTCGAGTTGTCGTGTCGCCAGAGCGTTTTGCTGGGCCGGAATTGTTCGATGATCTCTTCGCCGAGATTGGTGAAATGGTCGCGGATTTACACAAGAGCGCAGGGCTATCACTCACGAGGAACAACGAGTATCGCCTCGCTGCCGAAGGATATAACCGCCTAACGGATCGCGCATTTGATCCGTACAACCTCGAAGAGCTTCGCAGCATGCTGCCTTGGCTGAGGGTGAGCTTTAAGCGCGATATTGAGCAACAGCGGAGTAAGCCCGGTTCTGGGAAACACTCGGCCTGATGATCGTCGAGATGACCGACGAACAGCGAAAAAAGACTGCAGGATCGACGGCGCCCGGAAACGCGCACCAGGTGCTACTGTCGAAGATGTTGTTTGAAGCCGGTGGAGAGTTTCCTAAATCCTCAGCCCCGGGATAATCGTCCCATCTGCATCAAATCAAAACACAACCCCAAAAAGCACAAACCAATACAGCCATAAAGCTACTGGTTGAGCGGCGATGGTACAAACAATCCCTACTGCAAGTGCAATGATGGTAAATTCCGGTCGCCGCGATCCCGGCGGTCGGCGCCGGAGCCGGGGGTTGAACACGCGCTTCACAGACACGCCGATGCGCTTTTAGCCGGAGCTTGGACATGGCACATCGCCCCCGGCCGAAAAGGCCACGGCGAATGCGCCAGCCGCCAGGCTGCGCATGTGTTCGGCGACCGCTATGGCGGCGCGCCTATGTGAAGTCAGGGTGTTCAAGCCCGCTACCGTTATAGTTGCCCGCCCCGCGTGCGAGCAAACGGATTATTGCCTTCCAACCGGTTTTCGGGCACTGGCGAGCGGGCCCTCGTCGAGCGACCTGCAGGGCGAATGTGTGTCCGCTTCCTGCACCCAAACCCGAAACACACTTCATTCTTGGAAATTGCCGTTTCCGTCGTCGAACGGCTGGATTCCCAACCTTTCCCGGCAGGAGTGAAGGAACTTCATTCTTGGATTTGATTTTGCAGCTAGATCGGAGGCCTGGAAGCCGAAAATAACGCTTGGCCTTAAAGGCGGTGCCTTCGTTAAGTTTCAATGGTTTGAAGCCGCTTTAAAGCCGTTCTGGGGATTTCTAAAAGGCGCTTTACCGCCCGCCGCCATTTCGCCCGCGTCGCCCTCGTCGATACCCACCGCGCCCCGTTCTGCTGTCAAAACGCGCCGCGCCTCGCCTCTCGCCACCCACCACCTAACGCGTTGAACTTCCCGCGCTTTCTCAGATATTCCGGCGACTTCCTAGATATTCCTAGAATTCCGGATACCCGTGTCAGACAACAATTTCTACGTCTATGCCACGGCCGCCGTGCTGGTCTTCCCGACGCTGTTCTTCCCGAACAGCGATCCGACGACGGCGCTCCTCGCCTCCTTCGCAACCTTCTCGATCGCCTTCTTCGCCCGCCCGCTCGGCGCGATCGTCTTCGGGCATTATGGCGACCGCATCGGCCGCAAGACGACGCTCGTGGCGGCGCTTCTGACCATGGGCGTCTCGACCGTGATCATCGGCCTGCTGCCCTCCTACGAGACGATCGGCGTTCTTGCGCCGCTGCTCCTGGCGCTTTGCCGCTTCGGCCAGGGTTTCGGCCTTGGCGGCGAATGGGGCGGCGCGGTGCTGCTGGCGACGGAAAACGCCCCGCCCGGCAAGCGCAGCTGGTACGGCATGTTCCCGCAGCTCGGCGCGCCCGTCGGGCTCTTCCTCTCCTCCGGCGTCTTCTGGCTGCTGCTGCATGTCATGTCGCAGGAATCGCTGCTCGCCTGGGGCTGGCGCATCCCCTTCGTCGCCTCGATCGTGCTGATCGCCGTCGGCCTCTGGGTCCGCCTGTCGATCACCGAGACGCCGGCCTTCCAGAAGGCCATCGAGAAGCAGGAGCGCGTCGAGGTCCCGGTCGTGGAGCTCTTCCGCAACCACAAGCGCAGCCTCGTGCTCGGCACCTTCGTGGCGCTCGCCACCTTCGTGCTGTTCTATATCGGCTCGGCCTACCTGCTCTCCTACAATGTTAAGGTCCTGAAGCTGCCCTTCGTCGAGGCGCTGGAGATCCAGTTGCTCGGCTCAGTGCTGTTCGGCCTCTTCATCCCCTTCGCCGGCAAGCTCGCCGAAAGGTTCGGCCGCCGGGAGGTGCTGATCCTCACGACCGTGCTGATCGGCGCCTTCTCCTTCGTCCTGCCGGGGCTGATGACCAGCGGCGAGAGCGGCATCTTCGTCTTCGTCATCCTCGCCATGGCGCTGATGGGCATGACCTACGGTCTCATCGGCACGGCGCTCGCCGCACCCTTCCCCACCAAGGTGCGCTATACGGGTTCGTCGATCACCTTCAACTTCGCCGGCATCTTCGGCGCCTCGCTCGCGCCCTATATCGCGACGTGGCTGCAGGCGAACTACGGCATGACCTATGTCGGCTACTATCTCGGCATATCGGCCGTGATCACGCTGGCCTGCATCCTGCTTTCGGGTAAGGAAGAGGTCTGA